GAGAGGAGTATCACCGACTATCTAATATTGAAGTAGAGTCTATGCTGTCTTCCCCAGATGTAGAAGTAACTGAGCATACTGAATATTTAGAAGGTGAAGAAACTTTTAATGATATAGTTATCATCAGAAGTGACTACAATGGTCGAGTGAAGATTGAGAATGTTCCTCCCAGTGAATTTCTGATTGCTAGGGAATCCAAGTCAATACAAGATGCAAAATTTGTTTGTCATCGTGTACAGGTTACACTCTCTGATCTACGAGAGATGTACCCAGACGAAAACCTAGAACCTGAAGACTTAGGTGGTGGTGACGATGATATGGAAGAGTATTCTCCAGAAAGACTTGCTCGTTATGATTATGACAAGACAGCTAAGTACTGGGGAACTTATGGAGACGGTGCAGAAGAAGCCTTAAAAACTTATTGGTTGCATGAGAACTATTTGCAAACCGATTGGGATGGTGATGGCATTGCTGAGTTACGCAAGGTATGTAGCGTAGGTAAAAAGATACTAGAGAATGAACCAATTGATAGTATTCCTTTTGTTTCGATCACCCCCATAAAGATACCGCATAAGTTCTTTGGGTTGTCAGTTGCTGACCTAGTGATGGATTTGCAATTAATTAAGAGTACATTGCTTAGAAATCTCATGGATAATATGTATAACCAGAACTTTGGTCGGTATGCAGTACTAGAGGGTCAGGCAAACTTAGATGATCTGCTGACCCAGAGGCCGGGTGGTGTAGTTAGGGTGAAATCCCCAAATGCAGTTACACCCTTGAGTACTCCTTCACTAGAACCTTATAGTTTTCAAATGCTTGAGTACTTAGATACCATTCGTGAATCTAGGGCTGGTGTTGGTAAGACATCTCAAGGATTAAATGACAAGGCATTAACATCGCATACTACAGCCAGTGCTGTTAATTCCGTAATGACAGCAGCGCAAAGCAGGGTGGAACTTATTGCGCGGCAGTTTGCGGAAACAGGTGTTAAAGAATTAATGCGTAGAATATACGAACTACTACTTAAATTCCAAGACAAGGAACGGGTTGTCAAACTTCGTAATGAGTGGGTTCCTGTAAGACCTGATGCTTGGAATGATAAAATGGATTGTACTGTATCTGTTGCTCTTGGGCATGGTAATAAAGAACAACAGCTTATGCACTTATCAGCAATGTTAAACTTTGCTGGTGATGCTATGAAGGGCGGGTTAAAAATCGTCACAGAAAAGAATATGTACAATCTTGGGGCAGCCTTAATTCGGAACATGGGCTTTCAGAATGTCAGTGACTTCTTGACTGATCCTGATTCCGTTCCACCACAGCCAGATCCAAGAGAGCAAATGGCCCAAATGGAAATGCAAAACAAGAAGGCTGAACTTGAAATTAGAGCGGCAGAAGTACAGGTGAAGGCGCAAAAGGTCCAGCAGGAAGCTGCTGAGATGCAAATTGACGCCCAACTTAAAATGGCAGAACTTGACTTAGAGGCAAAACAAAACAGGCCAGTGGCCCTAGGATAATATGTTAACCGAAGAACGAGAACGAGAGGCTCAGTTGCTTCTCGATAACCCGGTATTTGTTGAAGCATTTAAAAAATTAGAAGAAGAATTATTAGACCTCTGGAAGATGTCAGGGTCTACAGATATCGACCAACGAGAATCTTTCTGGTTGGCCGTAAGACTGCTTGATAGAATAAAAGTTCATATACAGTCCATAGTTGAAACTGGACACATGGCTAAAGTTCTAGAAAAGCAACACCCACATATCTAGAGGAGATTTGTAATGGCGGATACGCAAGACGCCCCGTCTGTAGCGGGAGATCAACCCGGTGAAGCAGGAAGTATTACTGCAACACAAAACGCAATTCTTGGCCTACTGAATTCTGAAGAAGAACCACCAGAAAAGCTAGAAGAGAAACCTTCCGAAGAAACGTCCGAAGAGGAATCTGAAGATGAGCCATTGGAGGAAGCAGAAGAGGAATCAGAAGCATCTGATGAAGATGAAGAAGAGGAATCTGAGGAGTCTGACGAAGAGGTCGAAGAAGAAGAACCTGATGTTTACGCCGTCACTATTGATGGTGAAGAGCATGAAGTTACCTTTGATGAATTGATAAAGGGGTATTCTCGGCAATCAGACTACACTAAAAAGACTCAAGCACTTGCAGAACTCAGGAATAATTTTGAAGAAGCAAAATCTCGTTATGAGACAGAACTTCCAGAATTGCAAGGACTGAAAGAGCAATATGTACGTAATCTTGGCGAAGTAATTGAAGGGTCACTGAGTGGTCTGGAGCGTTTCAATATAGATTGGAATGCTTTACGAGAAGAGGATCAGTCAGAGTATCTACTTAAACGTGAAGAATTTAGGCAAGCACAGGAACATATTCAAGGGCTACAGCACAGAAAGCAGCAGGAAGAGTCGCAACTCAACCAACAGATGTCTGAACAACATCGAACTTTCGTAGCAAGTGAACATGAAAAATTAGCACAAAATATTCCTGAATGGCGTGAAGCCAAAACTAGAACTGAGTTGGGTTCTCAACTTAGAGAGTATGCTTTATCCCAAGGATTCGTCCCTGAAGAAATCGATTCTTTAGTGGACTCACGTTCCTTTATCGCATTGATGAAGGCTATGAAGTATGATGCTTTATCAGAATCAAACATAAAGGCTAAAAAAGTAAAGAATAAGCCTAAAGTTGTGAAGTCTGGTGGGGGAACTACAAAGAAACGAGCGGCTAAAGAACGTACAGTAGCTTCCATGAAACGGCTTCAGGAGTCAGGTCATGTCGATGACGCGGCTAAACTCTTTGAGGATTTTGTAGACTTTAACTAGGGAGGATTGCTAATGGCTATCCCCGGCAATACTCGACAAACCTACGGTGCAGTACAGATCCGTGAGGACTTGAGTAATATTATTTATAACATATCACCAACCGACACTCCATTTGTTTCAGGTATTGGTAGAGGTACTGCTTCTAACACGTTGTTTCAGTGGCAGAAGGATGCTCTAGCAGCGGCTGCTGTAAATAGGAAGTTTGAAGGTGATAACGCTGCGGCAACAGCAGTTGTTGAACCAACGTTGCTTAACAATTATACGCAAATCAGTATGAAGTCAATTCAGACTTCCGGTACTGCCGAGGCTGTAGATTTTGCTGGACGTAAAAGTTCACAAGCCTATAGAATGGCGAAGGCCGCGAAAGAGTTGAAGCGCGATATGGAATTTATGTTGACAGGCGAAGCTGTAAAAGTCGCTGGCTCTGCTGTTCCTGCTGCGCGTGTTACTGGTGAGTGCATGACTTGGATGGGTTCGTCAGTTATTGCTGACAGCAACCTTGTTGATGGCTCTGCTGCTGGTGTGGGAATTGTTAATGCCGGTACTGGGACAAGTAAAGCTACCCCTGCTGGTGTTGATGTCATTTTAACAATGACAATGCTTAATAATTGCGTAGAGCGCATTTTTAATGCTGGTGGTGAACCAGATGTTATTATGTGTGACTCTTCGTTGAAAGTTAAGATGTCTTCGTTAGCGGGTTCTGTAGTTGCTGACATCGTGTCTAACCACGACAAAGCATCCCCTGCGGCAGCGATTAACTCTGTTGATGTAATTGTTACAGACTTTGGTACTTTTAAGATTGTGCCTAATCGATTCTGTTTGGCTAACCAGTTGTATGTACTAGACTATGATTTCTGGTCAGTGGACTATTTGCGTCCATTCTCTACCCAGAATCTAGCGAAAACTGGCGACTCCATTCAGCAGATGATGATTGCTGAGTATGGCCTTCGTGGTAAGAATGGTCAGGCTTCAGGTGCTGTCATTGGTGTTAAAGCTGCGTAAGATGTACTGGGGGCGGTCCTTTGGGGCCGCTCCCTTTCACTTAAAGGAAAATCATGAGCGCAAAGAAAACTTTGAAAGAAGGTTTGAATCCTAAAAAAGAAAGTAAAGCTAAAGAAGAGAAGTTTAGTTCTGCTAAAGCGCAAGATAATGCAGTGAAGGCTTTTAAGAAAATGTCTGGAGAAAGAGGGGAGATGCCAATATGACCTCTAGAAAAACTGGGTTTATGAGGCAAACCACAGCTGAAGAGCATAGTGATGGTAGTGTAAGTTTTGTAACTCACCAAGACTATGAACCTATAGTTGAGCAAAACAAGCTAATGCAGAATGAGTATGGAGATAAGTTGACTCCGGGAAAGCAAACTCACGGACATAGGGTTGCATCTATCCCCTTTAATATTTGGGAGAAATGGATGGCAGATACCAATGGGGCTATACAGAAAGACTCTAAACTGCTTGCAAAATATTTAAATGATCCTGATCACAAATATTTCAGGACTACTCCAACGAGGGTATAACTATGTGGCTATACAATCCCGGTCAACCCGGATCAGTACAAACAAACTTTCCTATCCTTAGCAATCATGTCTATTTTATAGTTCGAAGATAATGGCATTTACGACGTACGCAGAACTGCAAACCTCAATTGCTGACTGGTTAGACAGGGATGACCTATCCGCTAGGATTCCTGATTTTATTGCATTAACTGAGGCTAGGTTTAATAGAATACTCCGCATCCGCTCTATGGAGACAGAGGCGGATCAAGACACTACTTCTGGTACAAGAAGTTATTCTTTGCCTGCAGACTATCGACAGATGCGTACAGTGCATTTAACGACTACTCCAATAACGCCTTTAAGCTACATTACACCTGAAATAATGGATAGGATCTGGGCGGGTAGTACTGAGGGTAAGCCGTTGTCGTACACTATAAAGGGAAACAATATTTACCTCGGCCCGTCCCCCGACATTGTGTATACAATAAGGTTCCTTTACTACAAGAAAGTCCCATCATTATCAGCTTTGGTTACTACCAATGACATACTAACTGACTCACCTGATGTTTACTTGTATGGATGCTTGTTAGAGGCGGAGCCATTCCTACAGAACGATGCACGAGTCCAGCTATGGGCCACAGCATTCCAACAAGCAATAGCAGACATTCAAGAGCAGGATGAGAAGGACAGACATTCTGGTGTACTGAGAGTTCTAAATACAGGCGGGTACTACTAATGGCATTAGAAACTGGCGAAAATATTAACAATCTGGTTCCAGCGAATCCCCCTGCTGGAGATCCTGTAAGTCAAGGCGATGACCATCTTAGATTAATCAAGAAGGTTATACAGCAATCATTCCCGTCGGTAAATCAAGGGTCTAATCCTGTTATAGCTAGTACTACAGCCCCGTCATTGATTATTGCTGATGGCGCTGGTTATGCTGGTAGCAAAGGCTCTCAGGGGCTTGTTTGGCATGACCTAACGACAAACACATTAAAGATAAACAAATCAACGACTGCTGTTGCAGACTGGATTACGTTAGCTATTAGTCCACTTACAAGCAACTCTGTAGATGTCAATGCGGGTACAGTTGACGGCGCTGTTATCGGCGGTGCAACCCCTGCTGCAATCACAGGAACAACCCTAACAGGCAGTACAAGCCTTGCCCTCGCTACAGGCGCTACAGTAACAGGCGTAGACAATGGCGCACTAGGGTCAAGCGCAACGCTATTAGCCACTCAGGGCGCTATTAAGACGTATGTAGACGCTCAAGTAACCGCTGCTGACTTAGACTTTGAAGGTGATGGTGGAACTACTGGTGCAGTAGACCTAGATAGCCAAACATTAGACATAGCTGGTGGCGCTAGCATAACCACAACCGCATCAGGGCAAACATTAACTGTAGCCGCTGACGATGCAACCACTGCTGCTAAAGGTGTAGCGTCATTTGATACAAATCATTTCGATGTAACGGCTGGCGCAGTATCCATACAAGCCGATAGCATTGACGATACCTTGATTGACTTTGGTACTGGAGCCAATCAGGTAAGCACGGCAGATGTACCAGAGGAAACAAACCTTTACTACACTAACGTCAGAGCAGATGCTCGGATAGCTGCTGCTGATATCGGTGATCTGAGTAATGTTAATACTTCTGGTCTAGCTGACAATGACATCTTAAAGTATGATTCTGCAACAAGTTCTTTTGTGGCAGAGCCAGATAGAATAGCTAACCACCTCACAACTAAGGGTGACTTGCTTGGCTTCTCTACGACAGAAACAAGAGTACCAGTTGGTATTAACGGTACAGTATTAACAGCCGACTCAA